AAGCACCAAATTACTTCGTCTGATATCACTAATGAATATATCGCAATCCCAGCTGCGGTTACGGCTGTGGTAGGTATCTTTGATATTGGTGATGCAATTAATGGCTCTAATCTATTCAATGTAAGATACCAAATACATCTAAATGACCTATTCGATTTTACAAGCACTTCATATGCACCATATGTAGAAGCAATGAGGCATGTAGAAACATTAGAAGAATTGTTTGTGGGTAAACAGCCTATTCGTTTTAATCGTCATATGGACAGACTTTTCATTGATATGGATTGGTCCAATGATGTAAATGCTGGTGACTACATTATCATCGAAGCATATAGGTATTTGGATACGGCAACTTATACTTCGGTATGGGGTGACCAATGGTTACGCGCATACACCACACAGTTGTTCAAAAGGCAGTGGGGTGAGAACATGAAGAAGTTTGAGGGAATGCAACTTCCTGGCGGTGTAACATTTAATGGTCAAACCATATGGCAAGAAGCAAACGAGGAAATACTGAGGCTAGAAGAACAGGTTATGACTAATTTTGCACTTCCGCCAATGGATATGATAGGTTAAGTAAATGACTTCTAATCTCTATTTCAACAATTACGCCTTCAGTGGTGAACAGAATCTTATTGAAGATTTGATTGTTGAAAGTATCAAAATATATGGTATGGATGTACAATACCTTCCGAGAACTATAGTGGCAGAAGATAGTTTCTTTGGCGAAGACCCATTATCTAAATTTACTGATTCTTATGAAATGGAAATGTATATCAAAAATGTGGAAGGGTTTGAAGGTGAGGGTGACTTCCTATCTCGTTTCAATCTAGAGATTAGAGATCAGATTACTTTTACCGTATCACAAAGACGGTGGGCTGAAGAGGTTGCATTAGGTGATACTCATACGGATGATGAGGGTAATAATATCGGTAGGCCTGCTGAAGGTGATCTGATATACTTCCCCTTGACAGGTAAGATTTATGAAATTAAGTTTATTGAGCACGAATCAATCTTCTATCAGATGGGTGCGTTACAGACTTACGATTTGACATGCGAACTGTTTCAATACAGTCATGAGGTTATTGATACAGGTAGAACTGATATTGACCAGATTGAGGATGACTATTCTGGTGATGCTCTGAACTTCCAGATTACAGATGAGGCTGGTAATATTCTCATAACTGAAGATAATGCATATATTCTGCAAGAAGGATATCGTATTGAGAATACAGATAAGAGTGCTAATAACGAATTCTTCGGCGCAGCAACGAACATTGACTTTATAGACTTCAGTGAAGGCAATCCGTTCTCTGAAGGAGCTAACTGGTAATGTTCGGTCACACTTTCTATCATGAAGCAATACGTAAATATATTATCATGTTTGGTAATATGTTTAATGATATCTACATCTCGCGAAAGAACAACGCGGGAACTAGAATCCAGACTATCAAGGTTCCTATTGCATATGGTCCTAGAGAAAAGTGGTTAGCAAGACTTAGAGGTGATCCGAATTTAGATAGAGAAGTTGCGGTACAACTTCCTAGACTATCCTTTGAAATTACCAATATGGCTTATGCGCCAAATAGAACATTGAACAGGATGCAAAAGAACGTTGCGATTAGTGACGGTAATAATACACTAAGACAACAATACGTACCAGTTCCTTATGACTTATCCGTTTCATTATATGGAATGTTTGCGGGTAACGAAGATGCTGTACAGGTTGTGGAACAGATACTACCGTTCTTTCGGCCGGAATGGACTAATTCAGTTAAGTTAGTTCCGTCGATGGGACAATATTACGATGTTCCTACTGTACTTAATGACATGTCAATTGAAGATTCTTATGATGCTGATTTTCAAACCCGCAGAGCTATTATATACACATTCAATTTCACTGTCAAGGGTTTATTGTTCGGTCCAGTAACAAAACAGGGTGTTATTCGCAGAACATTGGTCGATTTCACTATACCATCTTCTAACACAGCTACAGGAAACCTTACCATTTCTAGTGCATCTACAAATGAAGGACCACAATCCAGACTTACTATTACGCCCGGATTGCTTGCAAACGGTTCACCAACCACCAACTCAACTGCTAGTATTGCGATAACAAGTATTAGTGCAAATGATACGTATGGTGTAGCAGTTGATCATGAAAACTTCTTTGATGGCATTGCTAGATAATCATGATAGGTAAACATTATGAAGAACAATGTAACAGATGGACTTAATGAAGTTCTGGATATAGATTCCGAATTGATAGAAGTTCCTATTGAAAGAAAAGAAGTAGAAGTTCCAACTGATGTGGAAGATGATTATCAGTATGCCAGAAAGAACCTGTATGATGTTATTGACAAGGGTAATGAAGCATTAGACTATCTTCTTGAACTCGCAAAGGCTAGTGAACATCCTCGCGCATTTGAGGTTGTAGGTCAGATAACTAAAACGCTTGTAGACGCAAACAATAATCTATTAGACTTACAGAAAAAGATAAAGGATTTATCCAAGGATGAGGATAAACCACAAAACGTAACTAATGCACTTTTCGTAGGTTCTACAGTTGAACTTCAAAAAATGTTAAAGGGTCAAAATGAGTGAAACCTATCTAGGCAATCCAAATCTAAAGCGTTCAAATGTAAATATTGAGTTTACAGAAGAAAATGTTACTGAATATATCAAATGTGCGAAAGACCCTGTATACTTCATTCGTAACTATGTACAGATAGTGAATGTTGATCGCGGCCTTATACCTTTTGAGATGTATGACTTTCAGCAAGGTATGGTTGAAACCTTTGATGCAAATAGATTTGTGATATGTAAACTTCCTAGACAGTCTGGTAAATCTACCACAGTAACCGCATACATGTTATGGTTAATTCTGTTTAATGATAATCAGAATATTGCTATCTGTGCGAACAAGGGCGCACTTGCAAGGGACTTACTCGCAAAGATAAAACTCGCATATGAGCATCTACCAAAGTGGTTACAGCAGGGAGTTGTGGTTTGGAATAAAGGTGATATAGAACTTGAAAATGGTTCTAAAATTGTAGCTGCCGCAACATCATCTAGTGCTATTCGTGGTGGATCATACAACCTAATATTCCTTGATGAGTTTGCGTTTGTTGGTAATAACATGGCTGATGAGTTCTTTAGTTCAGTTTATCCTACTATATCATCTGGTACTACAACAAAAGTATTCATCGTATCTACACCATCTGGTATGAATCACTTCTATAAAATGTGGGCTGATGCAGAAGAACAGAGGAGTAATTACATTCCCATATCAGTGCATTGGAGTGAGGTTCCCGGCCGTGATGATAAGTGGAAAACCGAAACCATACAGAATACTAGTGAAGAACAATTTAAACAGGAATTTGAATGTGAATTTTTAGGGTCTGCAAATACTCTAATCAACCCAAACAAGTTGAGCAATCTCACTTTCCGGCAACCGACTGAAATCTGGAATGAAGTTGAGATATATCATAATCAAGAAGTTGGTAGGGAATATGTCATAAGTGTTGACACTTCTAGAGGTGTTGGCCTCGACTATTCCGCATTCGTAGTATTTGATATAACAGAGATGCCTTATAAAGTTGTTGCTAAGTATCGCAGTAGAGAAATATCACCACTGCTATATCCTAGTATCGTATACACTACAGGAATGAGATATAACGAAGCCTTTGTTATGGTGGAGTTGAATGATATAGGACAGCAAGTAGCAGATATTTTACACCAAGATTTAGAGTATGAAAACCTTTTGATAACAAGTGTGAGAGGTAGAGGTGGACAGAGAATTGGTGGTGGTTTCACAAAGAACATTCAGTTGGGTGTGAAAACAACCAAGACAGTTAAGAGTATCGGTTGCTCAAACTTGAAAGATTTGGTAGAAAACGATAAGCTCATTATTGAAGATTACGATACTATAGTAGAACTTTCCTCTTTTATAAGTAGAAAGAATTCATATGCGGCTGAAGACGGTGAACATGATGATCTCGTTATGTGTTGTGTTTTGTTTTCTTGGTTGGTGAGACAAGATTATTTTAAGGACTTAACCGATACCGATATAAGAACGAAAATATACAATGAGAAGATTCAAATGTTAGAAGATGAATCCTTAGCGTTTATGGTAATGGATGATGGACAACCCGATCCCAATGTTATAGAAATGGATGACTTTTATGACGTAACCGCATTGAATCGTAATACATTTTGAAATGCATCATTTTATAAATAATGCGTATGAAGATAAAAAAACTTGATTAATAAGTTATAAAAAGGAGAAATCTCATGGCATTTCAAGTTTCACCCGGCGTCAATGTGAGCGAGATTGACCTTACTACAGTGGTGCCTGCCGTATCGACTACGGAAGGCGCAATTGCTGCCCATCTTAGATGGGGCCCAGTTGAAGAATTAGTTTTGGTAGATACAGAAGATAAGTTAGTTAACATTTTTAATAAACCAAATGCAAACAATGCTACTGACTTCTTTACCGCTGCTAACTTCCTGACATATGGCAATTCACTGTGGGTGGTCCGCGCAGTAGATGCAACCGCGAAGAATGCGGCTACTGCCGCGACTGGCGCTGAACTAATTAAGAATAAAGAAAAGTACGATGAAGAGTTTACTACGGCTTCGACAAAACCAGATTGGATTGCTAAGTATGCTGGTGATCTAGGTAACTCTTTGAAAGTTGAAAGTTGCACAAGCGCAAATGCTTGGGAACAATCTTTCAGTACGAATAGCACGAATACTGCTGGTCGATTGGTTTCGACAGCAAACGTTTCCTTTACGTTTACTGCTGGTTCAAATACCGTTAGTATTGGATATGGTGGTAATACCGCACACATAGGCGACACTGTTCTGAATCAGTTTAATCTCGGTGATGTTCTTCTTAGTTCCAATAACGTTGTTTTGGGAACTCTTAAAAAGAAAGTATCTAACACTTCGCTTCAGTTGGAAGGTTTCTATACTGCATTCACGGATGGTGGGACTGCTAATCTGAAGATTGGCGCAACCACTTCTACAGTTGCACAGTCTGCTGCTGTTTTGAAACGTCGGTGGGGATACCATTCGACATTCGATCAGGCGCCTTCGACTACTGCGTATGCGAATAACGTAAACTCTCAGGGTGATGCGTTGCATGTTGTGGTTGTTGATGAAGATGGAACCATTACAGGAAGAAAGGGTACTGTTCTTGAGGCATATGAAAATGTTTCTCAGGCTTCAGATGCGAAGACTGAACAAGGTGCGTCGAACTACTACAAGGAAGTCATCAACCAGCAATCCTCTTGGATTTATTGGGGTAAACACCAAGCAAGTCTGACAAAGGCTGGTGTTCGTGCTGACTTGGGTAACGATGGTACGCCTGGTTCTGGAACGAACTTTGTTTCTAACGATCTGCCGACTGCGAATAGCATGTCCGGTGGTATCGATGGTCCGGCCGCAGGGAATGACGATTACATCAATGCTGCGAATAAGTTTAAAAACGCAGATGAAGTTGATGTTTCTCTTATCCTTTCGTCTGACCAGAGTTCTACGGTTGTTCGCCATCTAGTAAACAATATCGCAGAAGACAGAATGGATGCTGTTGTTTGCCTCTCACCTCGTAGAACTGATGTTGTTAACAATACAGCATATGAAGGTAAAGAAGTTACTGATGTGCTCGCATATCGTGACTCCCTCAACCTTGATTCTTCTTATGCGGTCATGGATAGTGGTTGGAAGTATCAGTACGATAAGTACAACGATCTGTTCCGCTACGTTCCTTTGAATGGTGATACGGCTGGTTTGATTGTTCAAACTGACCTTACCCGTGATCCTTGGTTCTCGCCTGCTGGATTTAATCGTGGTAACGTCAAGAACGTTGTCAAACTTGCGTTCAATCCTTCCAAGTCTCAGCGTGATCAGTTGTACAAGAAGGGTATCAACCCTGTTGTCAAATTCCCCGGTCAAGGTGTGGTTCTGTTCGGTGATAAAACCTTGCTCACCAAGCCGAGTGCGTTTGATAGAATCAATGTGCGTAGATTGTTTATTGTTCTGGAGAAAGCGATTTCCACAGCTGCGAAATTCACTCTCTTTGAGTTCAATGATGAGTTTACA